TGTTTTGGCTGCAGCAATCGGCCTACAGCGGTTACGACGGGCCGGGTCACGCTGTTGCCTCTTCACCGTCTTCAGTCAGCAGTTCAGCGACTGCAAGCCCGGTGATGATGTCATTTTTGGCTAGCTCCAAAGCGCCGACAAGCTCAATGACGCTGAGCCCTTCAGTTTCTGCGATCAGGTCGTCGAGAGCGTTCAGAAATTCTTCCATGATGCTGGGGATGGGTTCGGCTTTAACTTAGCAAGAGGCATCAAAACAGGCATGGGCGATCTAGACGTAAGCGGCACGGCGGACAATTGCGTGAGGGTGTGCTTGACAGAGGAAGGGATCACCAGCTGTTGCAACGTGTCGTCGTATCACTTGGTGGAGTCGCACCGTAAGCAGCTGCAGCGAGCGAATGCAAGGAAAGCAGCGGATGCTTATGGCATTAAAAAGCCCCAGCGGCCCGAATCGCTGAGGCTATGAACCCACTTGCATGAAGCCTGAGAACCCATTAACTCAGGCGACGTGCTGAGCGTAGCAGGTCAGCAGCTGCGGTCGATACGCACTAAAAAACCCCAGCGACTGCAACCGCTGAGGTCTGGGGCAACCAATGAATGAAGCATCGTAGCAGGTCAGCCCCTGCGGCGTTTGGGCTTGCCTTTGTAGAAGGCTAACGCTCGTTCCTGAGTCCTTTTGGCATTTGCTGCCATCCGTCCCGCTCCCTTTTGGGTGTTGCCTGCTGGATTAAGACTGATCGATCGCTCCTTCGTGATCCGTTTGGCCCTGCTTACCCGCAAGGATTCAGCAGACCTGACCCTCTTAGGCTTTGCTGCTGCGGTCTGACGTTTCGCCTCTGCTTTTGCTGCTCTTTCAGATTTCCTCTGCGCTTTAGGCTTGATCAGCCGTGCTGTTTCAGCCGCTTTTACTTGCTTGGCAGCCTTGCTAATGCTTGCATCAAGCTGCTTGCCTCTGCGGCCTTTCATCGGGATGTTGGCCTCTGCCGTGTCGCCACGCTTCGCCCTGCTCTTCTTCCCGCCAGTCGCTGGATCCTGGCCCCGTGCTCCTTTCGTCAACCTCCCGCCATAATCTCGGCTGCGCTTATCCGTCACTGATGGCTTTGATAGCGCTTTGCCAAGCCGGCCCTTGTCTTCTTTCATCATCCGGCCCCGCAATGCATCAGCCTGCTTCTTCACGCCACGCAATTTCTCCGCAGAACCCTTCAGGGCTTTGCCTTTTTTGATCACATTATCGATTGCACGATTCATTTTGGTGCGCGGTGATTTTGGACCGGGCTTGATCGTATTTTTAGGGCCAAGCCTGCCACCAGTTCGCCTGATGTTGCCCTTAGCGACGGGCCTGGCCAGCTTGCCGGTAGCCCGTGCGCTATTGGCCGTTACGCTTTTTTTTTTGGCGCGGGCTCTGTCCGCTCGCTTTGCATTAAGCCTCGCCATCGCCGCTGCCATTTCAGGCGCTCTTTTTGCGGCTAAAAGTGCTCTTCGCGCCTTTTCAGTTGGCTTGCCCTTTTGGCCTGTTTTTAGATAGTTCTGAGCGCGGTCCAGGGTCGTGCTTGTTTTAACCTGACGCATATACCGCTTGCTATCTGTCACATTCCCGTAGCGGGTATTTTCTTTGAGATTTGCCTTGTTTACGGCAGATTTACGCTTAATCCTATTTGCAATCGTGGCCGGTGCATTGCCTTTAGCGCGGGCTTTTTTGGCTACTGTGCTGCTAATTCGAGCGCCTTGCACTCGCCGCGCTTTAGGGTTTGCCGGGATCACTGAGCTGCGATCAGCCCTGAGCTTTCGCCGCGTTGCCGTTTTGATTTCCAGCCTAGCTGTTGCCGCGTCACGAGCGCTTAAATTTGCTGGCTTCGCTGCTCTGCTTTGCGCCAATGGTGCCGCATCTAGCCTTTTTTGCGTTTCGGCAAAGAATTTTTTCTGTCTGGCTGTTAATTGCGACCGCTTTAAATCTTTACCGGCTTGGACTCGCTTTGCATATTTTTGCCCCTCAGATCTCGGCTTGGCTTTTAACGTGCCGCCAGGCTTGCCGTTTGTCTTTGCTTTTACGGTCTGAGTTGCCCGCTTCTTGCCGCCAGCAGTCTTCAGCCTGCCTCCGCGAGCAGTGGCGCCAGTCGTAGCAAATCGCCCACGGTTGTCACGGACGTACTTCCTGCCAGACCTGCCGCCGCGCTTGGCCATTGTTCAACGTTTCGTTAATACAGTCTAATGCCGGTGCCACGGCCAGCCCTGCGGTGCAGTGGGTTCAGCTCTCTCCAAACGAGATAGCCTGCCGCGTCGTTCATATGGTCATGGCCAGATTCCTTGTCAGGCTCCTGCCGCTCGTTATACGCCTGCAGCTCTAGGCATTCGATCAGCCGTTTGCATCGTGGGTTGATCTGGATTCTGATTTCGCCTTTCCCGTTCTCCAAAGCACCTTGAAAAGCAGAAACCCGATCAGCCACCCTGGGATTGGCTTTAGGCGATTGGTTGCTGATGCCATAGCTCAGAAGTATCTCCAGATCAGTCTTGGTTGCGTTGGTTGATCTATTCCCTCCTGAGGCATCTGGGTAGCCGTAAAGCGTGCGGCCTGGATAGCGAGCACAGATCTCCTGCGCCAAGGCATCAGTGTCATGGGCCCCGCTGATTTCATCGATGAAATGCAGGGCGTTACCAGACCGGATAGCAATACAGGCATTTGTATTGCCCACATTGAAATCAATGCCAATTCTCAGCGGCTCTTCTGGATCATCATCAACGTCGGCAACATGCTTGGCACGGTCAAACCTGTCAAAGACAGATCCAGTCGCAAGGTTCTGATATACACCATCTAGATACGCCCGGCACTGCTCTTGGGTGTAACGGCTCAGCAGGTCATCGACGAAGCCCGGCCTGAGGTTATGGGCATTATCTGCGGTCTTCATCCGTAGCAACGCTCGGCGCTTGCCCTCCCGTGCTGCATCAGTGCCGAACGTTTGGTAATGGAACCCAAACCCTTCTGGCGTTGAGTAGCAGTGGAGCTGGTTGAAGTTTCCGACCCTGATACGACCCAGAATCTTGTCATAGGCACGCTGAGCGATCGAGGCTTTCGCAGTATCAACCTCATCGATGATTGCGAAGGCCCAATCGTCGCCCACGATGCGTTGATAATTTTCAAACGACAGGCCAAGGATTGTTGAATCACCGCCTGGGAAGTGCAACGTGTGACTTACATACGGCGCCACTCGTGGGGTGTATGGAATGCCGAAACTGTCTAAGAAATCCTCGAATTTTGGCACCCAAATTCTGCGCACCATATCACTGGTGGGCTCTAGGACTGAACCGAAAAAGCCCTGGTTCAAGGCGGCCAACTTAACGGCAACAGCATGAGCGCAATAGGTCTTGCCGCTGCCATAGCCAGCGCTGATGCCGATCTCAGGGATGCTGGCCGGCGCTCCACCTTGCGACGATGCGATAGCGCCAAGCCGCTCCACCTCGAAGGCGTTGAGCTGGCCAGGGTTGAGCGTTGCGGCGATGCGTTCTAGGAGGTCATCAACATCAGCCAAGGCTGCACCGGTGCCAACGGCTGCAACCTGCAGTTCTGCGAGCCTGGCCAGGATTGGGTTATTCCTCTTCACTGGGCACTAACTCTTGACCGGTCTTGGCTTGAATGCGAAGCAAGACGGTGCGCTCTTGTTCTGGCGTGAGGTTTGCCTCAGCGATGGCTGAGACAGCGGCTTCGATGCCTTCATTTCTGGCTCGTGTGACGGCTGCGTTGTCGCTGTAGTGCTTACGGTATGACGGGCTATGAGTAAGCATCCATTGCGCTGATTTGCTGTCTCCTTCTTGAGCACAATTTGTGATGATATTTATGAATTTATGAGCGCCAGCTGCACGACCTTCATTAAGCGCATCTAAAAGAGCTATTTCTTCCTCAGTAGGACTAGGGCCTTTTGCATTGCCAATCCACTGCTTTAACGCTGCATAACTAACACCAACCGCTGCGGCGATATGTTCTAATGCTGCGCCATATTCTGCAAGATGACGAACAGCTTCGATCACTTTTGAGTTTAGTTTGTAATGTCGCCTTCTTAAGTTTGCCATTTTAAATAACTATTGCGAAATATTATAGCGCAGGCTCAATGGTAGCCCAGGTCCTGCCTGAGCGAATTTGGCGGATTGCATCGACTGAAACGTCGTATTGAAGCGCGAGTTCATATGGAGTGAAGACATTATTTCGCAAAAACTTTTTGATGTCCGCGACCTCAAAGGGTTGAAGCTTCGCGCTTTTTGGCGCACCGTAGAGACGCTTTCTGTTGATGGGAATTTCAGGTGTGATCACTTGCTCAGTCCTGAACGGATGATTACAGGCCGGGCATCGACGGTAACGGATGCGGATATCAGCTTTGCGCCTGGTGCATGTGGTGTGGATGACGGGCTCACCGCAGATTGGGCAATCGATTGGCATTTGTGTTTTAGGGGTGTGAATGGCCGGGGGATGGATCAGCCCCAGCAGCTGCCCTGTATTTCCGCGTCACGCGGTTTTGTATTTGCAGGCTCCCCGGCCTGGTCATCAGTTGTCCTTCTGTTGTTATAAAAGTTCTCTGTGGGTCATTGTTGAGCTAGAAAGGCTCCCAAACACCAAAAAATGACCGCAAGGATGACTAGGTCGAGTGTGATGTCAGATTTGTTCATGATTCCCCCTGTGGGCGCATGCAGCTTTTGAAGTTATTGACAAAAGCTCTGACTTCATAAGTGGCTTGCCAGCTGTAACGCCACGAGAATTTCTCTAAGAAATCATCAAGAAAAGCTTGAGCCTCCTCCAACTGGTCATCACGACCTCTGTCGTAAGCGGTTCGCATGTTCTCTGGGTCACACGGATGAATTGAGTCTTGAATCTGGTCGCAGATCTCGTCAGTCAGTGGGTGTCCTCCATTTGGTTGATTGCTTCGATGATCTGTTCCCTATCAGCATCTTCCGCAACAAGACGCTTAAGTTTCTCTACTGGAGTTTCGACGTACTGCCAATGCTTGCCGTTAATGGTCCCACCAACAAGATCAAAAACGTTGCCACGAACGCCACCCAAAACGTCTCCAAGAACGCAACCATCAATATCGCCGTAGATGTTGCCCTGAACTTTGCCGTAGACATCGGTTAAAACGTCTTCGACGCACCAAGCGCCGTCCAGCCCCTCAACCACGCTGATGAGACCAAGTAGCTCTTCGCGTGTGATCTGATCAGTCATTAGTTGCACTCCGGCTCTGAAGAGTCTTCAACCGTATCTTCACATTGCTTTTCAAGAGCTCTGATCGTGAAACGTTGCGCCTCTATTTCATTGCGAAGACGCTTGATGGTTTCTTCAAACTTTTCCTTTTGCTTGGCGAAAGAAACCAAGACTTCGGGAGCGCAAATTTCAAACGACTTGTAAAGAACGGCACTATTAGGCGGCACGACAATGAACTCAGGGTTCTCTGAGCGATTCTTTAACTTAACCTTATCAGCCAACAAGACAGTCATCTCAGGCTCGACTACCCCAGCCCGATTCCATGAGTCTTCGTAAAAAATCGCATTGTGCTCCAGCATTAGCGCCAACTGCTGCAGCGAATCGGAGCAGCTGTCGTCGCTAGGAATATGGATGGCGATATGCGTTGCGCCATTTGTTTCGATGAGTGCGAACATAGATTTGTTGATGTGGGATCGGTTAGTAAAGAGATGAAAGCGGGATAGGCCAGGGGCGAAGCCCCGTAGCGGTCATGGTTGGTCGATGTAGTGGATTCGGTAGTAAGAGTCAGAGATGAAGGTGGTTACCTCAAAGGTGCGCTTGCCCTCCCACTCTCGGTTAAGGGAGTCAACCGCTGTCTTGGCTTTGGCTTCGTCGATGTACCAAGGGCCAAGGGTGACGCCTTCGGTTTGGGGCGCGAAATAACGAGTTGCGGTCATGAATCTCAAGCGAAGGGGGCCATCTCTGGCGTGATCACAGTGTAGACCATCCAAGGCATTCTGTCACCAGTCAACTTGTGGTTCAGCAAAACTAAACGGTGACTCGCACGGACGGACATCAATCTCTAGGCGCTGATTCGACAACGTGATCATGGGGTTACCCAGCTTTTCGAGCGTGATGCTGTCGGGGTTGGAGCCATCCCGAACGACATAACCGCCGGACCAAATGCCGTCGCGGTTTACCTCGACAGGGCTCCCAGGAGCAATTGGATCTTTAAGGAGAGGGTCTCCTTCTTCTTCTCCCCCCTGAAGGTGTGTTTTTATGGATCTTTTGGATCTTATGGCATTAGATCCAAAAGATCCCTTAGATCCATCCTGGGGCTCTCTCAGGAGATCAGCTGGATCATCCTCTGCAGCTAAGGCGAACTCGCTCACTTTCCAATAGCGTTTCGGGCGCCTGCCGGTCGGCTCAGAACGGCTGACAAAGGCCAATCCCATCCCCACAAGATTGCCAAGCTCGCGGCCAATGTGCCCTGTGGATTTAGCAGGAGTCATGTTGTGAGCGATCTCATCAGCGGGGACATCAGCGCCAAGCTCAGAACGCATTTTGAGGTAATCAAAAACGTCACCACGAACGCCACCGAGAGACGCAATTTTTTTGCGAACCAGCTCCACTTGCTGAGAATGCTCAAGGCTGCCCTTTAACGTCCAATTCCCCTCTGAGAGGTATTCAGCCTCAACGCCTCCTAGCTCGCTGTAGCCGCGTCCAGAACCGACAAAGCCAACGCGCTTGTCAATACGGGCCAAGCCTTCGCTTTCATCTCTGACCCAACGCATCAGCACACCCCAGGAGGGGATAGATGTGATGCTGCTGCTGCCTCGGCATTCAGCTACCCAATCCCAAGTCGTCGGATATTTCTTGGTGTGATGGAGCACAAGAATGGTGGCGCCTGTTTGGCTGAGATCTGCCATCGCTGTTCTGATCGGTTCAGCGAAGCGTGAGAGGTTCTCCTCTATGCCACAGGGCTCCATCATTGAGCTGAGGCTGTCGATGATGACAAGCGGGAACTGGTAACGCTCGACTTCCTCCCGCATATGGCGGATGCCGTCCTTAGTGAAGTTAAATTCATCTTTGGTGTCAACGCTGCAAAACAGATCTATGGCGTTGGAGTCCAACTGCTTGGCATCGTTGATCAGCCCCTCGCGGCGCAAGTAATACTGCCAATTGCCTTCAGATTGGTCTGTGCCGAAAATCAGCACCGGCATCCGCGTTTCGGGAAGTTTTAGATCACGGCCAAGAAACTGCTCACGTCGATCACGGATAGCAGCAACCAAACCACAGGCGAACGATGATTTGCCAATCTTGGGCTGGCCGATGAGGAAGTTGGCTTGGGCTAAGTGGATCAGGCCATCGAGCATGAACGAGGGTTCCTCTTCTAGGAGGGTCTCGCCGCCTTTGTAGACGCGCCCTTTGCGTTGACTGCGTTCTGCTCGTTCAAGATATGCCTTCAGCTCAGCATCTTTGACGTCCTCGTGAATGCCGAGGTCGTATGCCTGGTTTCTCATCAGTGGGAGCCAATCCCGCTCTCGCTCTGTCTTGATCAGGTGCTCCGCATGAACTGCTAGGTCGTATAGAGCTTGTTGAAGCTTTGGTTTGGTTTCGTCGGGCTTGTTGCTCATGCTCTTTGTCAAATGTGTTTAGGGCTTTGTCTGAGGCTTGTTTCCAGATCGCGAAATAATCGATTGATTCGTCGTAATCCGCCAATGGCGCGAGAGCTTGCCAGCGCAGAAGCTGATAAGCACGTTGATTAGGAGTCACGGCGCCTTTTGATTGCTTCCATGCCTTCAAGTACGAGGTAGTTGATCCAAGCAGTGCGAGACATGCCGGCAGGCTTGGATTCATCAACAGGTTTCAGCACCTCCCCATCGATAATGACCCGGGCTGATCCGTCTTGACTTGGCATAATTGTGGCTTGCATTGCCCCCGTATCATGCCATCATGAAGCCAAAGCGCAACGTCCCATGCTCGAGCCTGACCCCCTCATCACATTTCACGAGACGATCCATCGCTATCAATATGGCGACCAATGGATGACTAATTCAGTGACCCGCGTGATCGACGATCTCACGCCTGAAGCCCGAGAGCGCATCGCGGCAACAAAAGCCGGCCCTGATGGCTGGGAGATTCGAGGTAACACCGTTCATGCTGCCCTTGAGCGTCACCTGCTCAAGCTGGCCGGGCGAGACGTTGCCCCGTTTGAATTTGATGAACGCTGGGGCCCTTGGATCGATCCAATGGTCAATCATTGGATTTGGGACGGTTGCACAGTCGAGGCCGTAGAGCTCCGGCTGTGTGATCCAAAGAAAAGCCTTGGCGGCTCGTTGGATTTCATCATCAGAGATGAGAATGGCCGCAGGATTTTGGCTGATGCGAAAAGCGTCAGCAGCGCCAAAGGCGTCGAATTACGGAAGCCGGCTGACAAGCAGCTAGGCGGTTACCTGCAGATGCTGATCGATTCTCATCGGTACGGTGTGGAGCAGTGCGGGACGCTGGTGGTTGGCCCTGGCGTGACCAGAATGAAACCTAGTAACCCTGATGATTGCTTGGAAGCGTGGCTGAGCGCATGGCAAACGTTCAACGATCAACAGCCTGACTTCTGATGAATAACGAATGGGTCAAGGCGCAACAGCGCAAACTTGACGAACAGATCACGGCTGAATACGTTGCCGTGACATCGCCACAGGCCCCTGATGACGATTGGATTTATGAACTGGACAGCAATGCTTGGCAAGCTTGGTCTGGAGGCTCCTGGCTACCAGAAGACTCTGGCTGACTGCAGAGCACACCCATGGATAAAGCCCAAAGGGAAAGCAAAGCCTTCTAGGTCTAAGCCTGCAAAGAAGCCAAAATACCCAAGCGCAAAGCACGGCGCTGATTGACTAGCTATTGTCGCTGCGTACACCCTTCTAGGCGGTGGCAAATCTCCGTTGATCGATCTGCCAGCGGCAAGCCCCAGCCCCCGTGAAGGCTGAGGCAGCAGATCAACCCCCAACACAGGGAATGATGAGTTCAGCTTGGTGTACGCTTGATCTGTTGCAGCTCTGCCCTAGGACGCTAGGAACAGCATCTGTATTTGCACTCCCTGCAGGGGCCGCACCCGCCAAAGCCTCCGACCCTCACCGGCACGGGGGCTTTGTGCTGTTTATGCCAGCGCCCAGCGCCTCGCGGTTGTAGGGCTCGTTTTTAGCTGTTGTGCGATCTGTTTGTATGTCCGTCCTCGGCGCCTGAGGCGTTTGGCGTGTTGCTGAGGGGATGCGGTGACGTAGAGCAAGATGATTACGGGAAGGATCAGCAAGACACCGATCCAAGCGAAAGCGCAAGTCATGATTCAAATTTTGATTGGTTTTTGTCGACCGGCGAGCGGCGCTCAGCCCTGAAGACTCGACCAATATGGCATACCATCCGAAAAGCTGCAACGCTCGCCTGTTAAAGAACGCAAAGCGTTCGCAGCGGAAAGAGCGTTGACTTAAGGTTGCAGCATCCGCCGGCAAAAGAACGCAAAACGTTCACCGGTTAAAAGATGCTGACTTAATTGGCTCCGCCGCGCAAAGAACGCAAAACGTTCACCGGATAAAGGAGCCTTGTTCTTATCCTATCACTAACTCTTGCATTTTTCGCATTACAACAAAACAAGCTTTACGGAAGCGCGCACGTAATAACAACATTTCTGCGCGTTCTCGGTCGCTTGGGTCAACCGTAATTTTGCCTTCATTTTTAATTTCTTTTTTCACTAATGCCTTAAACGTCCAGTAACAGATATTCGATCTAGCAACGCCAGCTTTAAAATGGTTTGGCTTATTGCCTAGCAAATAGCGCCAAATGTAATTAGCGCCTAACGGACGATTGCTCCATTCAAATGCTCTTAGCTGACAGTCTTTGCCGTAAACAGCTACCCATAACGCGACAAGCGCAGGATTTTCTACATCATTTACGATCCATTTGGTCGCGTCTGCCGCTGGCTGGCTATCAATTGATGACCGTCTCAAGCTTTGTTCCAGTTGAAAAAAGATTGAATAAAGTTGCTTGAGCTCTAAAATCCCTTCTGGCGATTCATCTTCGGATCTCTTATACAATCGCTGATTATTAATAGTGACGTTCATTTCTCGAACGACTTTTTGTGCATATAACTCCTTTGCCGACCATTCCCCTGCAGGTCTTGGGTTAAAGCGTTGCAGCGCTGCGACGCCCCCTTTCATTAGGACATGACTTGAAACAACAGCGCAATCGATTTCATCTGTTTTGCGATCTGTGCCTGTCACGGCCAAGCGCATTTTAGGAGTCATCCCGTGAGGAACAAGCCGGATCTCAATGTTGCGACTTTCAGCCCGTGCCTGAAGATTTTTCAAGTCTCGGTACAGGTACACCTGCGCCAAGCTGCGGCTTCCTGATTCCTTTTGCGGCTGCATGTGTGCATTTTCGACTAGCACTAGGTCTCCGTCGTCGCAGAAGGAGAGCAGCAGAAATGAGCTCAGTGGGATTTTGCTGTCAAAGGTTCCGTTTTTAGAAACGAACCACATCGTGTTGCCAATGTCGCAGCCCCAAACGTTGCGGCCATGTTTGGCGGAATAGTCCTGAAGACTGCCAAACGGTGAAGCAACAACAGATAGCGGGCTTGTGTTTTCGATCGACGGGAAAAGCGAGCCTTGATCACGGTTTTGGGTTTTCCGCATTGAGCTGGGTTTTGGGCAATTGCACGGTATACCATGGCCTTGACAACTGCAATCCACCCCGCCCCCACCCCCGCATGATGACTGACACCCCATTACTTGAATGGCGCGAGCACTTACCGCCACATGCTGACAAGCTCCAGGCTGGCTGGCTTGAGTGCAAAGCCCGTAACCCTCAGCTGCTCAACCAGTGCTATCAGCTGTGCCTCACCGCCAAGCGACGTGGCATCACGCGGTGGTCAGCTGATGCAATGTTTCATGTCCTGCGCTGGGAGACTGCAGCATCTATGGGGGACAACGGGCTCAAAGTAAACAACAATTACAGCAGCTTGGCGGCTCGTGACCTGATGGCAGAACACCCGGCGCTGCGGGGGTTCTTTGAGCTGCGGGCCAGAAAGCCCCGAGGCAATCAGGGCCAAATCCATTGACATTCCCTGGATGGTCTGCCATCCTGTCTTTAGCGGGAGACCGCCCCCATTTTGTTTTTCTTATGACTCATCCCCACTTCCTTCTTGGCCTGTGCTTAGGTGCTGCCCTCTCCGTCTCTGCATTCCTTTATGGGACTTCTCAGGTTGCTCCGGCTTTTACCGATCAAGCTGCAATTACTCAGACCCACGCAACCGGAGAATTTACAGCCCATTAGTCAGCATCGAGGGGCTTCGGTCCCTCTCCCCTCTCTCAGCCCAGCAAACCCCGATCGATTAAACGATGACATCCCCAACCATCTCAAAGGCTACAAAGATCACCTCTCCCGCTGCTACGCGGCTCGTCCTGATCGCTGATCTCAAGCATGAAATCAAAGAGCTAGAAGCCGAAATGAAGAGGGAAGTTGAGCTTTTAGAAAAAGAAATCTTGTTAGGTCTGCTTGATGAATATGCAGACGGTGATTCTTATGTTTATGACGGAATCAAATGCACCACTGTTTCCACTAAGCGGTGGAAGTATGGGAATGAAACCAAAAGCGCAATCAAAGAAATTCAAGAGCGTGCCCAGCTTGATGGCAGCGCCACTCAAGAAAAAACAACCTCACTTCGTTTTAACTTCACAGCAACAACCCAGGGGGATAACTAATGCCTAACAAAAAAGAAATTTTCATCAGCATCGCTGCTGGCATTCACTCCAACGGAATTGCTGAACAAGGATTGGAAATGAAGGTTACACCTGAACAGCTTGTTGAATATCGAGAAATTATCGGCCTCGAAAACGTCACTAAGATTCTTTCTTTGTATTACGGACTGAAAGAGCCTAAACACCCAATCGCCCGAAACACCGACTTTGAAGCCCTCGTGGGAACAAACTAATGACTGCAGGTAGGGTCTCCTTTGTTGTCTACTCTCGGGCTGCTCCTCAAGGCTCAAAGCGCCACCTTGGCAACGGTGTCATGGTCGAATCATCTAAACGGGTAAAACCCTTTAGGGCCGACGTTCGTAAAGCCGCTGAGTCTGTTGCATTACCGCCTGACTGGCCTATGGCTGCTCCTATGCGTGTGGCGTGTCGCTTTCACTTTGCACGGCCTAAAAGTCATTTCAAACGCGATGGGGTTGCTTTATCGAAAAGCGCTCCAGAAGAAGCCATCAGTCATGGCTTAGGTGATCTCGAAAAGCTTGCAAGATCGGTCAACGATGCTCTTTCAGGCGTGCTGTTCAATGATGATCGTCAGGTGGTGGAGATGGGTCTAGCTAAGGCTTACGACTCAGAAGATCTTGTGGCCATTTTTGTCGAGCCCCTTGTCTAGTCTCCGCTTCCGGTCTACCATCTAAACGAACCCACTCATCTTCGCCCTATGACTGAAAACAACTCAAGGCTCCCTGACCTTTCTGGCATCATTCAGAAGTCTGATGTCTTTAAAAAAGGTTCCGGTTCATACTCTGCTGATTATGTCTCTTGGGCCAGGATCGCGCATTATCTCCACGTCAACGCCAACGGCTGGCAATTTAATCTCCGCATGACCCCAGACAACACCGGCACGGTCTGGACAGCTCCAGACAACACCGGCTATGTCATCGGGTATTTTTCTGGTCCTAATGGAGAGTCAACGGCTGACTTCCCGTTCCCCTGCATGGACAATAGGAACAACCCAATCCCGATTGAAAAGGTTTCCTGCCGTGTCTTGACTGACACGCACCGCCGCGCGCTATGCGCCTGCGCTGCATTCACGTTTGGCTTGGGCTTTGAGCTTTGGGCAAAGGCCGAAGTTGCAGACGCGCAAGAGGCAGAACAGCCTGCACCAGCCGCCAAGCCAGCAGCAAAAAGCAAATCAACTCCAGCGCCACAACCTGTAGCCGCAACTCCTACCGCAGACCAGCCCCTCAGCCACGACGATCGGAAGCTCCTGCTCACCTGTATGCAAGAGCTCGACAAGCCAGCGCTAAACAGCGTCCTAGCTGCATTCCGCAACAAATTTGGCCTCGCTCCTGACGCCAAAGTCGCAAACGCTATCACTACTGAAAATCATGCCGTCTTCCTCCGCGAACAACTCGCTCAGCACTAATCAGCACCTAGCTCAAGCCCTGTACCACCTGCGTGAAATCAATTCTCATGACAACGACTCAAACGCCCTTCTTGCACGGGCAGCAATCCAAATCCTTACCGAAGTTCCAGCATTTCGGGGTGTGGAATCCTGAAGAAGGCTGGCTCATCGACAGCTCAATACCGGTCGCAGATGGCAGCATCTTATGGACTAAAAACATCTCGCAGGCTCAGGTTTTCAGAACCGAGGCAAAAGCCCTTTTGGCTACAAAACACCTACGAGAATTTGCACAGATCATTACTGCCGTAAGACCGCTTGATCATGCCGTCAGATAAGCTAAAGCAGCGGCAACTTGACGATTTACGCAAAAACCGCCTTTTCCATGTTCGCTTAACAGAAGAGCTTGCTCTAAAACTTCAGCATTACATGAAAGATCAAAGCATGAATGCGAACCAAGCTCTCACCGTAATCATCTCCAAATTCTTTCGCAATTATTGACCATGCTTGTTCTCACTATCTCTGGATACCTTGGCCGCGACCCTGAATTTAAAGCAACTAATCAGTCTCAAGTTGCTTCATTCTCTGTTGGTGTCCCCACCGGCAAAGACGAAACCACATGGGTCGATTGTTCTGTCTGGGGCAAACGCGCAGACACTGTAGTGGCTTACTTCAGGAAAGGCGGGCGTGTGACCCTCACTGGGTCCGGCAAACTGTCCACTTACGAAAAGAAAGATGGATCACTTGGCAGCAGCCTTGAAATGAATGTCACTGATTTCACTCTCCCCGCACGGGAAGGAGCAGCAACATCTGCCGCCCCCAGCCTTGGGGAGGAAGTCCCATTCTGATCTACTGAAAGGGCCTTGGCCCTTTTTTTTTGCCATGACTGACGAATCCCGTTACCTCAACGAACTGTCTAGGTTCCCGCTGCTGACCGCAAGCCAAGAAATCCAGCTAGGTAGGCAGGTGAAAAAATATGTCGAGCTTAAGGACTTGCCTAACGATCAACTGGATGACATCCAGAAACGACAGATTAAGACTGGCCTTAGGGCTAAGGAAAAGCTAATCAAAAGCAATATGAAGTTAGTGGCAAGTGTTGCAAGGAAAATGTTGGCCAAGGCAAACCCCAAGACCCTGACTTTTTCTGATTTGCTGCAAGAAGGAGCGATTGGGTTGAGTAGAGCGGCAGAACTGTTTGACCCTGAAAGAGGCTATAAATTCAGCACATACTCATATTGGTGGATTCGGCAATCCATCAGCCGTGCAATATATGGAACTGACAGGATGATTCGCGTGCCTGACTCAATGCTGAATCGATTCATAAAAGCACAAAAGATCTTGAAAGATTTTCACTTTGAGAATGGGTATTCACCTTCCACTGAGCAAATCACCGAGCTGACAGGATTGCAGCCAGGTGATTTTCAGTTAATGGCGCAGTCATATCATCATAAATCGTCTGATGATCCGATTTTTGGGAACGATCAAGGGCTATCAATTATTGAAGCATTTTCTACCGATAACCCTAGAGCCGGAGATTGCTTCGAGACAGACCTAGAAGTAAACGAACAAATCGAAAAAATACGCGCTGCAATGCCACGGCTTGATGATGAAAGCCAGCAAATAATACGCGATTATTTCGGCCTGGATAATGGCGAAGAGAAGAATCTTTCCCGGCTTGCGAAGAGAAAGGAACTTGCCGGGAGAGCGTTAGATTGAAAAAAGATAAGGCGTTGATAAAACTTAAAAGCTATATTAATTTCAGCTGTTGAAATCTTCTAGTTTTATTTCTAGATTTAAAATGTGTTCAACAGCCTGGAGCATCACCTTGCTCTTTTTCCGCCAATGTTCTGACCAGTTGGCTGCAAAGCTTCCTGACTTCTGCCTCAGTGCCTTGGGTCAGAACAGATCGTGCATGACGTTCAACGTCTATCTGTTTCTCTAGGCTGATTGATGGCACTAGCCAATGAGCAAACGCCATATTTCTGAATGCATTTCATCCATGGTAAGGAGCACACCGCCAACAATGCAACAGGTTGAAACCACCGTTGGCACGATCTGGCGCGTAACGTTTGCTGGCATCACCCGTGAGCACCAGCAAAAATGGCAGGCCGAAATCTACTATCAGCAGGCAATGGACGCTTACAACGGGATGTTCAAGTGATCCAGCGTTCGATCCTGGCCTCACGATCCGCCGACCAAAACGGCTGACACCTAAACCACTCACGCCACGGCTGAGCCCCCTTCTGACCGTTGCATCGTGAACAGCAGGCTACAAGGTTTCCGGGGATTGTCTGGCCGCCGGCTGCCTTTGGGCGCACATGATCTAACGTCGTGTTCCCCGTGGTGAGCTCACCGCCGCAATAGCGCACACATATGATCAAAAGCCTTCGAGGATGCTGCGCCTAAACCTGGCCTGAGCTGATTTTTTGGGGATCAGCTCGGCGCCATCGATGAACACTCAGTAATCCCACCGGACCCACAGCCCCCCTTCTCTGCGCCCTAAATGTATGAAACCCCTTGATGCGGCACGGCCAACACTATGGGGCCAATGCTCCTCGCAGTACGCCTGAACCGCCCAGATGTCAGAATCCTGCAAGTAGAAGTCCACGGCTCCAACGCCTTTTTGATCGTATAGATGCTCGCTGCGGAATGCACCGCCGACCTGATCGATTAATAGCCGGGGGCCTGTAGCCAGACGTGATGATGACCGGCCTGCCGCCAAAATTGACGCGAACACGCTCAAGGAATGCCGCCAGCTCAGCGGCCATATCAACCTGATATTGGTGCTCAAAACGCCTGGCCTCTTGACCCAGCGCAAATTCACCCAGCGTGATATGTGGCGTTAGCCGGGTGCTGAATGGTGAGCCGGGCCGTATTTTCGCAATCTCGCGTGGTTTCTCTTCTGCAGGCTTATTCTTGACTGCAGCTCTATCCATGATTGAGACCAACTTGCTGGCGTATTCAGGGTCGGTGGCGTAGCCCTCGCTCACAAGCAGCTGCGCGCATTCATCGCGTGTCATGGCTCGGTTCACGCCATGATGCTGCCGATAGTCCTTATACCAGCGCGACACAAGATACTCGACGCAGGCAGCCAGCGATGGAAAGTCGATGAACTTGTCGGTGATCGTGACCCATTGCCCGCCCAAAAACTCCCGCGTGGTTGCGGCTGTGCCGGATCCCTTCAATCCGAAGTAGTTGTGTTTCCCCGACGTGTGTTCGCCCCATCCACTTTCAAGTGCCCATTGAGCTGCTGCGACATCGGGAAACTTTGCCCCGGCATGTCTGGCCGCAGCGAGAACTCCGTCCCAAGTGTTGTCAAATGCCTGTGGTGGATCTGGTTGCTTTCCAGACTGGCTCCAGACCGCGAACCATCCCCGATCGCGACGCATGGCGATTTCATAGCCATTTTTGCTTAGATCCGCCTCTAACTCTTGAATCGCTGCGGCCTGATGAGGGAGCGCTTTGTAGTAACGGAAAAGCTGCTCAAGCGTGATCGGCTTAATATTCGTCATTCCAAGGCGCTTTGATGTGTAGATCGTCTATTTGGGGTAGTGGCATAGCTGGCGGCTGAGATTTGTGCCACAGCTCAACCTCAACGTCAATCCTTGGCTTTAGCGTTGCCTCGAATTTGCGACGTTGAATTTCGCGCTGGAGCCCCTCAAGCGGTGATCGCGTCGAGAGCCTAAGCAACCACCGCCCGTCGGCAGGGATCAGCCCTTTTTTGCTTTCAATGCACGCAAGATAGAAAAAACTAACTGAACTACAGAATTTGATTTCAGCGTTGGTGATAAAGCAATAATTTCAGATGCGGCAGCAACGATGATCCACGTGATTGGGGATGTAAGAATTTCTTCCATGCTGTTCAGTGATTGACCTGTGATCTAATCCTAAGGCTCGCGGGCTTCAAGGGCTGTGATTCTGTTGCCCTGTTCGTTCAGGAGCTTATAGATGCCAGCACGATCGGCCTTCATGTCTTGATGTAGTGAATCCAACCGCTCGCCAATCGATTCCACTGCAACCGTTAGCCTGATGGCTTCATCTCGATTGTTGCGGCTGCGGCTGCTCCAGCCTGCCGCGGTAACTCCCGCGATTCCAATCATTGCCCCTACAGCTGCAGCGACGATTTCGATCAAGATCCTGCAACCGCTTCAAGGTCATTTTAGGGGATCCGGCCTTGCCGTCCACAATGGCGCACGCCCTGCGGTAAAAAAACGAATCGGTCTTCTGGGCCTTTTCAAGCGCAGCTTTAATCGTGACCCAATTTGAGTAGGTGCGATGGTCCATCTGTTAGGTGGCGATTATTCCCAGCGCTCGCAATGCTGCCAACGCTGATTCAAGCTTTGCCTCGATCTCTCCGCAATACTCAAGCAGCTCCGCATTTGTTGGCGCTGCAGCGTCTGCGATTGTCACTGATCCATCTGGTGTCGGTAGCGTGCCGCTAGTAGCCGCAACTGTTAGGTCTGGAATCGCTGCAGGTTGGCCAGCAGGTGTCGTGCCAAACAGACCCAGGGATGCACCACTGATTTGCAGCTGAGTTGAGAGCGTGCCAGCTGTTTGCGTTTTCAGCTGTATAGAACCAACCTCTGCACCATCAGTCGGGTCTGAAACGCTTCCCTCGATCGCTGCATAATCAACGTCAGCAGGGCTCGCGTTATCGTTTTTTGCCCTGTAGAACAACGTGCTGATTTTGTCATTTGCAACGCTTGCGGCTCCATTCCTGGTGTGATACAGCGTCACATCAGCGCCGGATGCTGAATCAACGGCATTGCACTCAACCTGAAACGCGGTTGACGTGATTCCCGTCGTCAGGTGGAGCGGATACTCAGGATCTAATTCATGGATGCCAACATTGAAGCCATCAATCCGCACTCGACTTGCCGACAGTACCGGCTGATGATGTCATCAGGTCAAGAACGCCATCCTCCGCTGTATTGGTTGGCGTCTTGATTTCGGCCCTTACGCTTGCATATTCAGCTGTATTGCCGCCTGAATCTTTGCCTCTAAATTCAATATTGCCTATGTTGTCGTCTGCTGCTGGTGACGCTGAATTGCGATAAAGCACAACGTCAGGGGCTGTATCTCCGCCCGTATCATTGTTCTCAATGATCACCTGATCAGTTGTATCACTGCCAAAAACATGAAGCTGCGCCGCTGCCGTCCCTGCACCTAGTTGAAACCCAGCGCTTGTAATTGCAGCGACAAAACTTGAATTTATCGACAAGCCGATTTCGTTTTGGGCGACTCTATACAGCCCAGTGACACCGCCATCACTCACCCAGCCCAAGGCAGGCGCACCTGCGCTGCCGTTAGGAAGGCTGCGAAATACTTGGCCGAAAGCCACCGTTTTGTTTTTGTTGACGTTTGCCGCTTCTGATATATCAACGACCGGGATTAGGTCACCAGTCGCAGGGCTGGTCAGTGAAGCTAATTCTGTGATTTTACGGTCAGCCATTAATCAAGCCTCCAAAGCGTCAACGCGAGACGTTAGTGTCTCGATCTGGCTGATTGCGTCTTGCAATGCTGCGGTGAGCAATGGGACCAGCTTTGAATGATCAATGCCTTGATAAACAGGCTCTCCGTTGTCGTCGATTTCGTCTTTGGCGCCGGTTACAGACTCAGGGACAACCTCTTGAGCTTCATGCGCCATAAAGCCATCGACAACAATTGACGGCTCTTGAATGAAATTAAATCGTTTAGGTTTTAACTTTTTGACTCTATCGATGGCATCATTAATTCCAACGATATTTTCTTTTAGCCGATAATCTGAGCCTGTGTTGTAAACGACAGAAGTTGTCGTTACTTCAATTCCTCCTTTATATCCAGATTGATAGCGGACAGAAAAAACGGTGCCTATTGTATTTCGGTTCACAAGAATTGGGGTGGCTGCCTGGTTGCTCACGTAAAGACTGGGACCGAGTGCAGTTTTTTCAAATGATGCGCCTGTGTTCGTGTTATTTTTCCCCGGAGTGATTACGCCTGTGCCGCAAAACAAAATGTCACCATCAGCTCCTAGCGTTAAAACTTCATTGACTGCGGAACCGCCGTTAGTAAAAAATACAAGCCTGCCTTTTTGGTCGTCGCTATCCCCGCCAAAGCCGTCCCCTTGATGGAAGGCCCCAATTTCGGCCATTGCAGAAATTTCGCCGCCAGACTGTTCACCCTCAAATATGACTTTGCTTTCTCGGCCCCCATCATTATCCTCCTGAGTGCTGTTTCTAAGGGTTACATAGGGTGCTGTGCTGACTATCTCCACAAAAGTCCCAGGGTCACTGACACCAATCCCCACCCTGTCGGTGCTTGCGTCCGTACATAAAAGAGCTGAATTGTTTTGCCCTTCAATCCTCACGTCGAGGTTATTGCCCCCTTCATTGATGACAACATCGCTTGAGCTTGCCGTCACCACGTCGTCACCAGCAGCGACGAATTTCAGCTGATTAGCTCCTCCCCTCGTCAGTCCGGTGTCAGTATCTGCCGCAAACGCCAGCGCCGGAGCTGCTGAGCTGCCATCTTTCAGCAGCCTGCCCCCGTCCAGCGTGCCGAGCGTGACCCAATCTGAATTGGCTGTGTTGCGCTGTTTAAGCAGGTTGTTTGTAGTGTCAACCCACCACATAAAGGCAAACGTGGGATTGGGTTCGGTCGCGCTGCTGTTATTGCTAACGATTGCCTGCAGTGTTTGATTCGCATCAGCTCTGAATGCTGCTCCTGATGCATTAGCTAAAACGTAGTCGGAGTTCGCCATTTAAGTCTCTGCGGTTCCAAATCCAGTCGCTTGATACTGAAAATTACGGTCAATCGCAATGTTAAAGCGGTTTTTGAACGTAATCGTGAACTGACTAGCGCTGGGGGATGTGATCTCATAATAATCCCCTGCAGCTAGGTTTGATGATGTGATGCCAATCCCAGGCGCCTGATAGAACGCTTTTGCAAACGTCACTGTCTTGGCCCCTGCCCCGCTTGCAATCGTTGCGCTGCTTTCCGTGCGTGATTCAAGCTGAACGGTGAAACCCAGCTCATCAACAATCGGAGTCTGATCGCTGGCGAACGTTTGCAGGTTTGTCCTAAATTGAAACTGCCTGCCGGTGTAGCGGCCTGATTCCATTGGCGTCCATGCGCCGAAATCTATATCTGATTCTGTCTCGATCTTGTCGCCGTCCTCCAGCAACAAGAAATCGCCGTCCTCTAAAAGGAAAAACTGATCAACAGTAGCCTGATCGCTCGTCCTGAAAAACAGATCTGCGCTGGTGTTGTCGGCCAGATCCCCGTCGACATCTGACCACCTATCGATAAATTCTGTTCTGTCATCGATCAAGGCGTCAGGATAGATCCCTCTTGTGGTTAGCTTCCTCTCGAAAAGTACGCTGAAAACTCCGCCCAGATCAAGCACGTTTTCAAAGTAATATTCACCGCTGGGCAAGCGCTCGCCAAAAGCGACGATTAAGGACAGGTCATCAACAGATGACAGTTCGTCAAAATCAACAACATCATCGACAGTTGAAACCGTACTAAGGGTTGAAGCGCCACCTAAGACCAAGCCGTCAAGGTCGCTGTCATAGAAAACACCATCTTTGACTCCTTTGAATGGTGGCGTGTCTTGATCTTCTCTTCTCGTTTGAATGTCAAGCCTTGGGATAGGCGCCGGCAGGCTGATGACTGCTGATTTTGCATTTGCACTGCGCTGGCCAAATTCGCTCTCAAACTTGACCAGATATTCACCTTCAATCAGCGGCAAACTTGCGTAATTCGTCCTGGCCTCAACTTTTCTCAACAGCGTGCTGTTTGGCCATGTGGCTGTCCCATCGGTCTGGGATGCCTGTCTGATCAGCGCAATGAACTTATCCGTATTCAGCGCGGTTTGGGGGATTGCCCACCTCAGCACAACTTGATCACTGCCAGACGCTTGAATGGTCACGTCTGCCGGATCTGGCGGCAAAACAGTGACACCAGCCTGGCCGGGCTCGATTTCAACGACTGGCACCGTAAACCGCCCAGTCACATAGGGCGAGCGTTTCCGCAGTGGAGCAACGCCAACGCCTCTCACCCTCACCGTGAGCTGAGTGCCAACACTCAACCCATTGATCTCCAAAAATACGTTGGACGTTGAGACAGCTGTGTAATTCCCATCGCCGAGCTTGTACTCCAGCTCAAAATCAACAGTCTGGCCAGTTGAACCGCGAGACCATGAAACAACGGCTTGATTCGTTGTTTCGCTATTGATCTGGATTTGACGGGCTGAAATATTTAAGTTTGTAGGCTTTGCCGGTGTTTCATTTAATAGTGTTATTGGCTCAAATTCCAGTTTCCCGCCACTGTCAGCCGCTGAGTAGATGCTGTCGTTGCTTTCAACGCCTGTGATTCCAAATTGACCATCACCGTTGTCAGAAACTGAAAGGCATCTGAATTTTTGCTCTTTGATGTTGCTCGCGCTGATCGACCATATTGACTGCAACAATGGCGCAGCGCTAAAAGCTTGCACATTCACCACTGAACCCGCTACAGAGAGGATTGGCCGCGTCTCAACCGATCCATCTGGCAATGTGCAGGTCAGCCGGTCATTCCCTCCACCTGCCAATGCTGCGGTCTGATCGAGCGTGATTGCAGACGTTGTTGCCGCGCTCACTCGTCCAGCAAGACGCACGCCTTGCCGCATTTCATCCGCTACGGCGAAGATCTGCCCAGGGAAAACGACTGCGCCCTGCAGCCCTGTGGCAAAGGTCACGACCTCGCCGTCAATCTCCTCAGACAAAAGCGCCCACCGCCCCAGCCGTTGCGCTTGAAACTTTGAGGTAACGCCAAAACCCACCAACTCCCTCACCTGATAGCCGTATTTGCTTATTAGCTCCGCATCTTCAACTACAACAACATTTGACTTAAAGAAGTTTGCGGGGTCGTTATACCTAACCCTAATTGATGTGCTCCTGGTTTTTAGTGATGTTCCTGAATAAGAGAACGCCCCGTTGATAACGTTGCTATTTGTATAAAGATGCACAGCTGAAAGGCTGCTGCCGTCTAAATTCCCGTGATCGGCTGTCGCTTGAATCGTGTTTGCCTGCCAATACAACATCCCCCTGAACACACTGGCTAGATCCTGCAAAACGTTGAACGCTTCAGCCCTGCTGGCTATCACGGTGTTGCAAGCGAAACGCGGCTCTTGTGTGCCGTCTGGGTTTGTAACCAACTGATTTGAATACTGGCTCAATGGGTACAAATCAACCCAACTCAGGCTTGACGCATCTACAAAATCACCGGCCCCATATCTGCTGTTCGTGGCCATGTCGTACCAGCAGCAGACGGGGCAGGTCGTCCAGGCTTTCTTGAGGCTGCCATCAAATGCTCCATCAAAGCCCAGGCTGCCATCAGCACGAACAAACGAATTTGATGGAACTTCAACGATCCGGCCTCGAATCTTGTAAGCCCTCGTCGGCAAGCTTTTGAACTGCTGCGTAGAGATCGAAAGGCCAGCCACCGCGCAGAATGGATATGCTGTTCTAAGAGATTGGAGCTCGATCAAGCTGGTCCAAAATATCTGATTGCCCCTGCCGTTTGCAATTGGGATGTCTTGATCAATATCAGTAAAGTTTTGAAATTTAACCTCAAAGTGATTCTCCCCAAGGTTCACTTTTCTCACTCGGATATTCCACGGGCCTTGGCCGCTCAGGTTGATTCGTGGCGACTTCAGTTGATAGTCACTCACCGCAATGCCTGTGATCGTCCTGTCATAAACAGTGTTGAACGCTTCGCCTTGAGCCTGAACGTCGATTGCAATTTGGATGCTGCCGTTAAAAAGCTGGCCTTTCGCTAGCCCTTCCTGGGCTGTTGAAAACATCCGAGGGATGCTGAGCAACAGCTCAAACGACTCAACGTCTGTATCTGTGATTTGCCTTGTGACCTGACCGGCTCCATAATCCCTGGCGATGACTTTGTTTTCATCGCTTAGGGTCTCACTGTAGTTTTGGCCAATCTCAACGTTTACATCATTAACCGTTGAAGTGCCGTCCTTCCCCTGCTCTAGCTGGCTTTGCGTTTTGCCGCCTGGCTTGAAATCGTAGGAGACGTCCTCAGGTGCAAAATTACGGTCTGTTCCGGTCCTGATCGCAGTCTCTTCTAAGAAGATCCCTTCATCGCATCCGACCAGACCAGCGATAGGCCCTTCACAAAGAAGATCAACAACGCGAATAACTGAAGTGGAGTTTAATGCCATTACGCTTTATTTTGGCTGTCGTCTTTGAATCGATTGTATCCGTTCATTGTAACCTTTAAATCACAAAATTCATTCGCCCTGAAATCAATTATTTTCACTCTAGTATCGATACCCCTGTTATCTTCGATTGGCGCATATTTAATGTAATTCATCCATCTATACCTTTGCCCACGCAAAAGCAAACCCTGAACAGTGCCCCTGAGAGTTGCGGTCACAGGGTCAGGGCCTGATACTTTAGTCGTAACTTCAATTTCATAAGTGATAAAGCCGTCTACGAAGCTTGAGTCTTCTCCACTCACGCGGTCAAACAATCCGTCCTGAAGCTCGAAAAACACTTGATAATTATCGGCCCTGTCATCGTCTTCCCCGTCAACTTCGTCTAGTTTTATCGTGTTACCTTGCTGCAACGTCAAAAACTTTTGAGATGAATTGCCATCTGAAAATTTTACTTGATCATATTCCCATCTTCTGCACCTAATTCCAGACGCTTCAGTTTTGCTGAATCCAATCTTTTCGCCACCGAACAGAATGGTTTCAGGCCCTGGCGTCTTGATCACATTCCGCAATGGATCAGACTCATCGGTGACGTCTACATTCGCTGAGAGCAGCTGAGAGCCGATCAGAACCTCACCGTAGGCGACCGGGATCGTCGCGCCAACTCCAACGGTGTTAGCTGCACCGGTGTAGGCGTAAGACTGGCGGCCATCTGTGCCACGGGTCACGGATTGCGGGCCATCTGTCGACAGGCTGTCACCACTCCCCAAACGATTAGAGCCCAGGTTGCCAATTGTTGGCTGAGGGGAAAGGAGCTGCGAGACACCGCCGAGGATCAGACTGGCGCCGATTGCGCCAAGCGCCGTTGAGACAGCGATTGGCGCTGCCAAGCCTAAAAGACCAATGGTCGCGCCACCTGTAAAGAATGCACCTGCTACAAGAGCGGCCCCGATCAAAATCCTTCCCACCCCACCGCCGCTGCCTGCAATCACAGGAGCGACGATCAGGTCATGCTGTCCAATCGGCAAGCGCAAATCTGGATAATCCAGATCGGTCTCCGCTTGAATCACTCGGTATCCAATGCCGTGCTCATGCGCCGTAATCAGCTCTTGCTGTAGCTCAGGATGATTGACACAAAGGAGCTTTATCGCTTCTGCAGGAGTCCTCAGATTTGTATATTTATGCTCAACCCCATAACGCTGGCCGAGATCACCCAGCAACCTGACGGTCTGAATCATGTCTAAAGACCGCCGCGACTCTGCTCACATAATACTGACGCAATGGTTCAACAGCACTGAGTGAATCTTGCCTCTGATGCAGGATCTTCTCATTCTCCAGCACTATTGCCGCGTGCATTGGCGCCAGAGTGCCAAGACGCATGATCAAGACATCACCAGGCTTTCGCCGCTCAAATTCAACCTGAACGAACCCGCAGGCTTTGGCTTCTGCCAAAAAAATACTCTCACAGCTTTCTAAGTCTTCAGGTCGCTCGAAATCAGGGATGATCACGCCCTTCAGGCTGAACCACTCGCGGACCAACGAGAAGCAGTCGTTTTGGCCGTAGTCCCACTGTCTGCCGATCAGGGATTGATAGTTGACCATTTCTCATCTGGTATTGAGTAGATGTGCCACGGTAAGCGAGTCCCACGGCAGGCCCGCAGATCTGCAGCGCTGGCAGGCCCTCCCATGGGGTGTGAGTGCAAAATTGCTGACACGGCCCCCCGCAAGGCAGCTACCGCAAAGTCTCTAGGGTCCATCACAAAGTCTCGCTCAGGGTCATCAGCGATATTTCGGCAAGGCCAAAACTTGCCGCTACAAACCACACCGCAAGCCTCTAACGGGGCCAGGATTGCAGCGTAAGTCTCGAAGTCATGTTTGCAATCTGGCGGCAGGGAATCCGCCAAACGGCAACAAGCCTCTTGGGAAGCGTAATGCACAGCTTTCATACTTCTTCGCGCATTGATCATTTGCCTCATCCGTAGAGTTGTTGTTTAAGTCAAAATATCTTTTTCCTGTATAGCCACATTCGACGCCTCGATATTTCCATTGACAATGTTCAACAACTTGCCGCCGAGGCAGCCCAAGATTTGTCAGGTCTAGCTTGCTTGTCAGCTCAAATTCAACTAGCTCAGGGTTTTCGCTTGCTACTCGATCGATATACCAGATTTCATCTTCAAACTTTGCGCTAGGGTCTGCCGTTGCATTACCTGCTGAGAAATTGACAGCATCAAGGAATTTCTTGCATGTTCTGATCCTTGTGACCTTCGCTTGCAACGGGTTGTAAAGCGCCAATAATGCTGAAATAGAGCTGTTGGCGTTTGCGATCCTGAAGCTGGGTCGAGGGATTGCGCCTTTACTTGTCACATCAAAGCCTTCAACCTCTACGGGGACAGCTTGGTAAGTCAGGCCGTTGAAGACCACATCAGCTAAAAGCTCATTCGTTCCGGCGTGATAGAAAAAAGTCGTGTCGATGCCATTGACTGCAGCTGTCAACTGCAGCTGGAATAGCTCAATGATGGCAGACGGCTCAAGAGATTGCAGCTGCTCCTGTATTGATTGCGGTGTGCTCATGCCTCAAATACCTGTTCAAATGATGCCTGAATCGTTGCTCTATTCAAATAAGGAATATCCTTGCGCCATTCTTTACAGATAAATTGAGCTGCAGCTGATTCACCGGGGGGTGTGAACGTAAAGCTTTCTTGCCCTCCCCTTGCGTCCAGAAATGCTTCGATCGTGTCAGCATCGGCTTCCGAGACATTCCACGTGAACAGGTATGACTTCGGGCTTTGATTGATGCCGTAGACCGTTCGTTGGCTGTAGCCGCTGCCAAATTGAGCAACGCGCACCTTGGGGGCAGAGTTTTTTGATAGGTCATAGGTTGGCGTGATCGCTGGGAAGTTTGCCATTTATGCCGCGAGAAGTCCTCCGGGTCGCTTTTGCTTGATCAATTCTGCCTGAACTGCAGCGCCTAGCGCTGCGCCGAGCTGGTTTGCTTGGCGTCCGTCGCCTTCAGCCTTGGTTCCTGATGCGTCAACATTCACCACCACATTGGCGCCACCGCCGATGCTGCTATTTGGTGCAATGCTGCCACTGCGACCAGGAGTGAAGAGTTCAGGCCCCCGCTCGCCGACCATGTAAGAATTTCCGCCCATTACGGTGCCGCCTTTGGCCCTGCCCCCGCCAAACAGCTCCCCAAGGAATCCGCCACCGCTGCCAAGCTGCCCCAACAGACTATTAACGCCAAATTTCAGCAAGATATTTGCCAAGCTCCTCAGCGTGTCTGAAGCAACGTCTGACAGCCGCTTGGTGCCATCGACAGCAGCAGTCAAGCTGTCAACAATGCTCGTTGAGATCGTCTGACCGATCGAAGCGTAAAGCGCCTTCATCTTTTCGCCTTGCGCTTCGATTTGTGCGTCGATTTCTGCTGCCTGAGAGATCGCGGCTTTTACTGCGTTGATCGCAGTTTTTTTGATTTGATCGTCCACTTCAGCGGCTTTTTTAAAGTTTTCGCTAAAGATGCCTGAAGTCCTAAAAAGCTCGTCATTTTGCGCTTTAATTAATGCAATATTTCTTTCCCGTGGCTGCAACTGAGATTCTAGTATCCGCTGTACTTCGATCTCTTTCTTTATTTTGCTTTGTGCTAGCTCGTCATTAGAAAATCTGAGCTCTTGTTCTTTAAGTAGTAGCGCCTGCATCTCTTTTGAGATGTCTTGAGGAGCCTTGGCCGTGCTGCTGCTGCCACCACCTGCAACATCGCCAATCTGAGCCTGGTTCTGTGCTGTTACGCTCGCGGCTTCTGCTTGAGCAATATCAGCAGGATTCGCTGCAATTGCTGCCTTCAATTCATTGATGCGCTTTTGGTTCCTTACAATTTGTTTTGTTAAGTTTGTGCGTTTTCTGCCTGTCGCTTCGTCTCTTTCAAGCCTCAAAAGGCTTGTATCACCAGCCAATTTGCTTAGCTCTTGTCGCGCTGCAACGACTTCCTTGACGCCACCAGTACGCGCAGCACCAGCAATTTGTGATGATTTGGATTGATAACGGCCCAATGCAACAACGACAGCCCCGATACCCGCAGCAAGCGCCAGCCACGGAGCTGCAGCCAAAAGCCCGGCGCCACTTATGAAAGCAATCGCTTTGCCTAAAGCAACAACCCCAGGAGCTGCGATTAATGCTGCGCTGCCTATGCCTGCAATCGCAGCGGCAACGGCTAACAACGGTTTTGGCAATCCGCCAGCAGTCTTGAGCAGCTTGGTCAGCTCCTGAACGGCTGGGGTTACGGCTGGGAGCAACTCAGTCCCGATTGCATTGCTTAGTTCGCTGGTTGCATTACTGAACTCTTTGAATTTTGCCGCTGGTGATTCGGCCAAAATCTGCTGAATCTTATCCTTGTTCTTCTCAAATCCTTTCGCCAAGGCGTTGATCAGAATGTCAGAAGTGATTTTGCCTTCACTTCCAAGTTTTTTAAGCTCGCTGACAGCAACTCCCATCTCATCAGCAACTAAACCCAAGATGCCTGGGATTTGCTCGCTGACAGACCTAAATTCATCGCCCGCCAGTCTGCCGCTGCCGAGCGCTTGACTTAACTGAAGGAACGCCCCGCTCGCTGCAGCCGCGCTGGTGCCGCTTGCAATCGCCGTAGCGTTAAAGCCTTTGTATACCGTTTGGACCTCATCAAGGGTCTTGCCTAGTGGCCTCAGCCTTGCGTAAACATCTGAAAACTGGCTTGCCGCTTCGGCCTGCGAGAGATTAAACGTCTTGGCGTTATCTTTTACTAGCTGTTGGATCTTACCAAATTCGCCATATTCAGTCGATAGAGCCTTCAGCCGTATTTGCGTTTGCTGGAAACTTGCAGCTTGCCCAATCATCCGCTTTGTGAGCGCTGCCACGCCAAGCGACACAATCGCGCCTTTGATCCCCCCGAGCGCTGACTGGTATTTCTGCGCTGCTTTCGATGCCTTACCAAAAGCAGATTTGGCAATATCACCAAACTGAGCCAGCTTTGTGGTCGCAGCTTCTGTCGCGGCTTTTTGCAATCTGACTGCTTTTTTCAGCAGGTCTGTTTTTTTAGCTGCTTCATCCGTTGCTTTCTTGAACCGCCCAAGCGATCGGATGCCCTGCGTGGCATCAACAATTAACTTGACGATCGACTCAGCCATGAACCTATTCTACCGGCCCCCTCTTTTTGCGCGGTCCATTGCCGCCTGCTCCTTCTCTGCCTTCAACTCGTAATACGCGGCAAAATGCACCATCTCAGCATCGGTCAGCTCTGTTCGCAGTCTGCTAACGGTCATGCCTAGCTCGCAGGCCAGGTGAAACTCAAAGAAGAGCCACCCATCCTGCTTCAGTCGTTTTTTGCGTCTTCAAGGCTGGCCTCTTCGCCAATACCAAACAGGAACAGCTCCAGATCATTCAGCACGCTTTCAGGTAACTGCCGCTGCAGCTTTGGTGCATCAGCCGGTGCAAATGCCTTCGATCCGTCCTCAAGCTCTGCCATTTGGCACAACATCTGAGTGCTCAGGTCCAACGCTTCATCAGTGCCAGCTAGTTGCTGGGATTTCTTGCGGTCTGCCCTTGTGATCGGCTTGAAATACAAACTGATCACAACCTTGCCGTCTGCGTTCTTTACGTCAAATTTTCGCCGCTGGTTAAGGTCAAATTCCCCAACCAGCAAATCAACAGGGCGATTTCTTGACATAGATAGGCTTTCTTTAATAGAAGCCTAGCTTATTCGAGGTTGCCAGTGATAGCGCCGCTCGTCACAAAATTGCAGCTTACGGTCACCAAATCACCAACGGCTGATGAAATCTCAGCGTCTGTAATGATGCCAGCAAAGCTCACTGAATCAGAGCCTGGAGTTGTGCCAGTAGTGAACAGCTCAAACGTTGCGTCTGATGGGTCCTCTGCGGTCAAAACGTCTTCAATAAATGCGGCTTGGCCTGTCGCGTCTGGGTCGTAAACCAGCTCAACAGTTCCAGACCCTGAGATCAAGCTGCCGATATAGCTCCGGGCGGTGTCGCCGTGCTTCGTCGTATCTAGAGTTTCTTTCGTGATGCTGAGCGACCAGCTGCGGGTACCGACAATAGTTGCATTAGAGCTGCCTGCAGCGTCGAATTGGACGGCGCCCTGCTCACCTCTGATTGTTGCCATTGGTCAAAGATCCTCGATAAATTCAAAGGTCACGGAAACCCTTGTTTGGAAAAACGGTTCCGGTTGAGGGGAATCCACAACTGCAGGGCCGTCAGCAGCGTCAAAGAAGACGCCAGAAACTATGGCCCTATTGTAGAGATCTCGAATACGTTTCCCAATCACGTAATTAGCGCCAGGCCCAACGCCTTTAGGGGTGAAGATGTTGCATAGCAACACGCCTATGACTTTTGTGCTGCCCCTTGCCGTCAGGCCCTGGCTCAGATATTGGTTCCCGCCAAATTGAACAAGGCATTGAACCCAAGATGATCGAGCCGTGGGCTTGTCCGGCATGTTGTGAAACACCACAGGGATCGCCGGGGAAAGCGCCAGCTCAGTCGCAAGCCGGCCCTCAATGATCGATCGAACGGTATTGAGATCAACGGCAGCCATCAGCGATTCCTACGGCGTATGAGCTCAATTCTGGCGGGGATCTGAAATGCAGCGATCTCCTTCCCCAAAATATCTGGATAGCCGGGGACCGTCGGCGGGTTTTGCCTGGTCCGGTAAACGCCTTGCCACGATGGCGGGAGGTTGTTCCCGTAGACCACTGGCTCGGCATAAGGCAAATTATTTTGAATTTCGATTCGTGTTTTGCTGACCTTCACTTGACGCCACCTTCCGCGAAGATCTCCGGTGTCAACCGGCGTCTTTTCTTTTATCTGACCCTCCCAAACCTTCGCCGCAAAAATGACCAGCTCCTCAAGCTCATCTTCTGCAAGCTTTGAAATGTCGCCTAAATCGATCTGCCGTGCCATAACTATCCTCTCAAAATTAGCTCATAAGTGATTGGCTCATTGTCTTGCTCGATGGTGTCAAACTTTATTACTTCATGCGAAACACCAGAAATCACAACGCGGTCTTGAGTCGTCGGTACAGCCGCAGCATCAGCCGCTGCAATGATCAGCCGCTTATCACCGGATTGGATCAGCTCATTCACTTCTCTAGCTGATACACCCTGCAACACCCCTTTAATTTCATTGCTGCTGATGCTTTCGCTGATCTGCCCTGTCGCCGTGTCGTAGGTGCCGCCAGAAACGGTCTGAACCGTGACTTCACCGCCCAAGCGCTTCATTGCTTTTTGTACTGCCTTTTGCAGTGAAGTGGCAATGCTCATGCGAACACTCGATAGGGATTGTTTGGTATTACAGAAAAGGTTTCCCACCCATCGGGTAGGTCGCCAATATAGTTAATGTGAAAGCCGTCAAGAGTTGTTGGGGCAACGGTCTCAGTACCGTCTTCATCCCACTCGCCACCAACGGTAATCGTGCCAATGACATCAATAGCGTGGTAGTGTGTGTAAGCCTGTAGCTGTTCTGTTTCGTTACCGTCTTCATCAGTGACAGTAGTCATGAAGCCCGCAGTACGAGCAGCATCAAGCCAGGCAGTCTCATCAGTAAACCGGAAGAATGGACCGGGTGCTAGTTCTGTTGCTGGTTCTAGGATTCCTGAGGTCATAGTGGTTAGGAAGTGATATTTTGCTGGGTAGCGTCAGGAAGACGAGGGGGGAAATACGCAAGGCGAGAGATGTGGCCGTTTAGAAAGTTGCTTCCATTATGAGTTTGACCAATGTCTAGCTGACTAATGACTGATGGGATATTCGGAGTGTTTGATGTAACTGCAGCAGCCCCATCAAGAGAGCCAGCAGATCCCGTGGATTTATAACCACCACTAGATTTAAGTCCACTGCTTACAAAGTTACCCAGAATTGCTCTTTGTTGAGAACCGCCAACGGTCACATCAAAGTTAAATTGATCGCTACCAGTAGAACCAGCAAGAGTAATTCGATTGTCATAGGTGTTGTCACTAAAAGCAAGCGCTACGAGAGCTTTTCCAGATACTGGGTGTGGATAACCATTAGCCTCAACAAACACCGTCCCTTCACTTTGGTTATACCAAGAGCTGAAGTTCGTCCCTTCAATCGTGCAAAGATCGGGTGAGCGCGTTACGGTGCTGCCGGATGTGGGGATGTAGGACGTGGGGAAGGAACCGGCTTCTATCTGGGCTCCCCAGATGTAGATAGGGTCTGTTGTAGCTAGCATGTTGATGTCAAAGAACCTGAAAACTTCATTCCTAGCTCCGCCAACCTTGACGTATCTTTTCCACTCACCGTCAACCGTAGTTGATTGACCTCCGACTGGAGAAGAATCATTAATGTCTACATTAAAGCTAGTTGTTCCCCCATTTACTGTTTTTGCCCAAAATGATATCGCATAGGTTGTATTAGGAGTACCGCCTCCTGTAGATCCGATCCGCCATATATTAGGGCTAGAAGAACCACGCGATAATTTACGAACTGACTCTGATACACCTCTTGGCGAAATAATGTTCTCAAGTGATTGAATTATATTTGAACCAAGCGGTGATCCCGCCACTACGTCAGAACCTAGAGCAGTGTTAGTCCTACTCTCTTCAATCAACAACCCCAAGGACTTACCAGTCACGGGGTCATGATCAAAGCGAGGCGCTCCGCTGATTGTTGCACCTGTTGGGATGTAGTCAGTAGCGGTTGTGCCTTCTTCTACTAGTTGGGCTCCCCAGATATAGACACCAGAGGAACCATCACCTGCAAAAGATATTGCGGTAGCATTACGCATCAAGCCCATCAAAACTGCTTGCGTGGCAACGGACGAAGGCAATGTCACCGTGGCGCTACACCTGTACCAGCCGTTACCGACCAGCTCGATGGAACCCGTATAACCATTTGTTGTAGAAACAACCGTACCAGCTCCTATGTCAAAAACAGCATTCTTAAAGTTGCTAGACTCTCCGATTGATAGCGATATATGGGAGTATTCCGCTGACTTAGCAAACACAGAAAACGTATAACTGGTGCTTCCAGAAAGTGGCACGCTTATCTTGTCTAGTCTATGCGTGTTGTTGTCGATGGAGTCAACCAGCTTTGTTGCGCTAGATCCACCTAAGGGGTCTAGCGTTTCTGCTGTGATTGAGTCAGTCGTTCTCCTGTTGGCCCAGTTTGCTTGGTCAAACTCCTCACTGTAAGTCAGCAAGTTCACAGGACTGGTCTTAATCAAACCATCACTGTCTACATACGTCCCACTACTGGCACGGCTGAAGGTGATTAGATTGTTGCCGCTAACATCATCCGTCAGTGTTTTAGTTTCTTCAAAATTTAAGTCAAGAGTTGGATCCTCTTGCTGAATAGCATCCAGTGCAGCCCCACCGCTGCTGGTAATACTGGCCCGTGATGCTGTAAGCCTCATTAGGCAAGCTCCGTGAGCTCGAGCGTTCCGTCGGTAGAGGCATCGCGGATGATCGCAATATTGGCATCAGAAGGAACGGCAAAGTCAAGACGTTCGTTTTTACCAATAAAATGCGATGTTGTCGCACTAGCGGTTTGGGCTGTTGACCCAATCTCAAACCGAATGTCCGCCGAAACTGCCCGTACGCTAATCCGCCGACATGTTGCCGTAAGCGCTGTGTTTGCGCTGCTGCTGCCTGCTGCAAGCTGCCTAGCGACTCCCGGCAGGCCCAGCGGTTCAACCGCATCAGCGTAAGTGCCATCAGGGCGTCTGATTGCTGCGATGCTGTCGGCGTTGTAGCTGTAAGGCATGTCTTAGCTCCTTCTGATTGCGATGTTGCCTGGTCCGCTAATTCTAAGGCCGGTCAAATAGCGTTCATACAGTGGCGGCACCCGGTCTGCTCCGATTGCGCCAGATGTGAGGTTTGGCGTGATGCTGATGCTGCCGATCGAGAGGCTCTTGTAATCCTCCAGACCGCTCAAGCTGATGCCGTCTTCGTTGTTGTGCAGATAAACCGCCAGCTCAATTTGAGCCCTTTTGATCTGATCTGGAATTTCGGTGTCAGTGTAATAATCCGCCGTGATCGTGAACGGGAAGCCGGTTGAATATCGGCTTGAGTACGTGTCAGGCTTTCGCACCCCTGTTCGCGGCCATTGCAGCGCCTGCGTATCAGTTGCCCGAGCACCCAGGAACCGCTCACGGTCTAGGCGCTGTGCAGCTGCTGCAAGCGCTCGATTACGTGAATCAGTGTTCCCTGTCCCCCAGTGCTGAACATCAGTGCTGACGACCATTGCATCAACCAACGCGTCAGCGTCAGTCAGCGTCAGGTAAGAGTTTGCGTTTGCGGCTCCTGGTGTTGCGACGATTACTACTGCCATCAGTCGATTCCTTTTTGCTGGTCTCCTCCGGTGCCGGAGCAGCGGCAGCCTTGGCGGTGGCTGCTGCTGCTTCCTGCTCCTTCGCCCTTCTAAAAGCGTAGAGCCCCATGATTATGCGGCTGCGGCTTTCATCACTGCAAAGTTGAGGACCACGGCCTCACCAGCGGTTGAACCGAGGTTTGAGAGCGTGACATCGAAACTTCCTGCAGCAGTGGCGGACACAAACGCCAGATAGAGCCCTGTGCTCGCGCCAGACTGGACGCTGACCAGAACCACGTCACTAGCGGTAACAGAGCTGTTGGTGACGGTAAAAGTCACCTCAGCGTTACCGGCCAGTGATGCATCATCAGTCGTGATAGCACCTGATGGAGCGTTCACGGTTACGCCTGTTGCCTTGCTTGTGAGCTGGGTTACAGCCCCACCGGAAACGTAGCCAATGGCCAGCCCGGCGGATGTTTCAAAAAAGCTTGCCATGATTGATCAATCCATTGCAGAGACGACGGTTGCGCGAACGATTCCAATATTTTTGGTTTCGTATACTTTGGTCCAATTGGAAGCAGTTGCCAACTGGGTGCGATTTGGGTTGGAATCAGTGACATTCCACTTTGCACCTACTGGGTGGTAGATGTAGTGAAGGTCGATTGACATCGCGTCAGACTTTTGCAAGATGTCGCGATCGGTCTCCGTTGAAATCCCAGCCTGCTCACCAGTTGCGACGCTGCCTTGACTGAACATGTAGGTTGCATATTCAGTAGACGCACCAGACCCAACGGTGTTCACATCGTCTGAAACCAGAACCCTAAGTCCTAAATAGGTGGGGATGGTCACATCTCCATAGGCGTTAGCGATTGACCCACCGGATGCAGTTGCATCACCGCCGGCAACATCTGTCGCCTTGACGTAATCAACAGCACGACGCTCAACAAGTTCGTAATAAACTTTTGAGTGCATACAGATCGTGGTCAGCTTTTCGCCTTGATCACCGAGCAATGAACGGGCCTGCGAGACCTGACGGGGGCTGAGTGATGTTGGAGTATCACCAGATTCGCCGTCAATTGTCAGATCAAAAAATGCAGATGCTGAGCTGTTGTTATTGACCGGGCCAAACACGCCGTTAAGACATGCGAGCATATCTTTCTGGCGCTGATGGTTGACATAATTGGCAACCTTCTGGCCAATGGCAGCCATAGGATCAGAGCCAGCGGCAAGGGCAGCAAGGTCACGCGATTCCCATGCACGTCCACGGTGCAATACGACGCCAACTTGCTTCTGAGCTGAGATCTTGCTTGGCGTCAATGAAGAGCTGTCAGACAGAACCTCAAAATCGCCTGGAAGATTCGCGTTGTAAAACGGGACATTAACGAAATCGCCGCCTTCTTGTGCCGCATTAAGTGCGGCCAATGGTGCAACGACACCGCTTTGCAGAAAGGCATCACGCCGCGTTGATTCTTCGATCAAATACGGGGTGAACACCTCCGGCACAATAATATCCGAGCGCAAAGTCGCCATGGAACCTCCTAAAAATGGTTGTTTATTTTTCGGGCGTAACCCTTGCGGCTCTGCGTAGCTTCACCTTCACTGCATATTAGCGGTTTGCAGCATTCTTCAACCTCTCGTACAAATCACGATCAGTTTTGAATAGCCTTCCCTGCTCCGTTAAGTCGAAGCTTTCACGACTGAAGGGGTTCTTTGTGCCCGGTGTGATCTCACCGCTAGCCCTCGACGATGGAGCCCCGCTGCCCTGCGGCTTTGGTGCCTTTTGCATCCATGCCGGTGTTTTGGCCTTTGCCCATTCCCCTACGGGGGTGCGTTCATAGCCATCAACGACCACGACAGTGCCATCAGGCTCACGCTGTATTTGGTCGCGTTTCAACTGGGTGTTAAGCACCAGTTGAGGGTCATGCACCACATCAGACAATGCGCTGACGGCTGGTGCCATCAACTCAAGCTCTTGCACTCGCTCGGTCAGCTCCGCAATCCGCTTGTCTTTCTCAGTAGCTGATTCCCTGAACTGCTGCTCAAGTGCAGCTTTGGCCTCGGCGTATTGGCCTTTGCTTTCCAGTTGGTCTTGCTCAGCCTTTGCCTTGAAGTCAATCAGGGCCTGAACGTCAACATCAGCAGCTTTTGCTTTGTTCAGCTTGCCAATCAGCTCATAATTCTTGCGCTCTAATGCTTCAACGCTTTTCTTTAGCGCCTCAACATCAGCTGTTGGTTGTTCTTGCTCTTGAGACGTAATCTCGTCGGTCATGTGAAACCCGTAAGGCTTATTTACCTCACCACTTTACTTTATTCGCCCAAAAGGCTGCAGAAGTTTTGCCTTTGGCGATGTTTTTCGCATGTCGCGCTTTGAATGATGCGCGTTTTGCTTTATCAGCAGCTGACTCACCTTTACGTGGCGGCTTTGGCTTTGCACCTTGCATTCCAAACCGAATCAGCTTTGGTTTGCCGTCCGCCTTCACTACTACAGCGTGGCTTTTGCCGCTGGGATGGTTTGGCGTTCTGATCGGCTTGTCATAGCCGTCAAACGTATGGCCGCCGCGCTTGATGCTCACTGCTTTTTTGGTGCTGCCTTCAGCTGTGATCGACGCTTCAGGACTGGGTTGCCTGTCGATTCTGATTTGAGTTTGATCACTGGATCATCTGCAGTGCCGACCCTAACGATGTTGCCGCCTCTAGGGCCTTTGATCGCTGCCCTGGCCCCGCCCATTGCGGTAACAGTGCCAAACGTGCGCTTGCCTTGATAAACCCAGCTGACCCGTTGACCTTTTCTCATTTCTTCTTACCGCCTTTCTTGGTGCCTTTTGGCTTCTTATAACCGCCGCATTTCATAGCTAAGTCGCTGCTGCTCTCATTCTACGGTTGCCCATACCTTGCTTTGAGCTGCTTCAATGTCAGCTCTGAACCATCATTCGCGACAAACTTACGGATTGCATCCTCTGGCCCGTATTTCTTCACCAGCTTGTTCCAATAAGGGATCCTGCTAGGCCCCAAAACATCGCGCTTTACGTTGTCGCCTTGCTCCTGCAACCATTCCCCATAAGACTGATTTGCCGGAACCGTCCGCGTCTTGGCTGCTTTGCTCATCGGCCCTGAAATGATGCCCGGCCTGCGTATCGCGCTAGGTGGCGGTTCAGGCATCCCTAGCGCTGCATAATCGATCTCTGGGACGGTCGTTGATCTGCAGTTGTGAGTTAAGATGGAGTCAGCGCAATAAGTGCCGCTCTCTGTTTCAAAGTTGTAGACATGCCCGCTAAATGGCTCCCAGCCGATCCAGCAGACATCGGCCTGATTGTATCCCTGTTCGACGAGGGCATCGGCGTTCGCGGCATCGCGGATCGCTTCGGCATCTCGCCACGTCCCATTAAGCGGATTATTCTTGAATCCGGTCGCAAGCTGAGAGACAGGAGCGAACAACAGTTCGCCCGCATGGCTCGCGCTAGTGCCGCTGAACGCAAAGCCCTTACCTCCGCTGCCAACATTGCTAAGCGCGGACTGCCCAACAGCGACGAAACTTTGCGCCGCATGGCTGCTGCTCAATGCCGCAAGGTCGGACCGCTTGAGGCTAAAGCCAAACAGTGTCTTGAGGAGATTGGGATTGACTGCGAGGAGCAGTTCCCGATTGGCAAGTACAACTGCGATCTGCTCTGCACTTTGGGCAATCGACACGTCGCCGTGGAAATCTGGGGCGGTGGTTGGCACTTCTACGGAGAACACCGTCGGCGATTCCCTGAACGTACGGAATACATCCTCAGCAGTGGTTACAGCATTGTTTTTTTGGTTATTTGCAACGGATTTCGATGGAATGACATTGCTCGTAAAAACCTTGTCGCCAATATGTACGAGATTGGCAGGCTTCCAGCCATCCGCCGTGAGTACAGGATGGTTTGGGGTGACTCTGAGCATGTGACCATTGGCGGTCTTGATGACATAGAGCTGGCCCTTGTAAAACCGACGGTAAACCGCCGCGATCCCGCCACTGGTCGTTACGTGAGCATCCCCAGGTAAGCAGTTGAAATGTTGCGGGGGTGTTGGCCCCTTGCCGTACTCAAACACCTGCTGGTCTAATGCCCTACAGCGTGCCGAGGTTCGTGAATCCAGCGTTGCAACGTATCGGTACCTCTCGGTGGTCTCAACGTTCGCCTTGTAGGTGGCTTGGCTGGTTGCATTTGCCACCTGATTGACGCTTGTCCTAACCAACGTGTTCACCTGATGGTTGGCCACTGCTGTGAGCTGCCCGCCTGCCTGCGCTAGTTGCCGCACTGATAACGGCCCAAAATCAGCAAACTTCAGACGGCCCTTTAGGCGCCTCGCCATTTGTGGCCCTGAATCACCTGCTAAAAACCCAGACTGAACGGTTTTCGTAAACAGCTCAGCTTGAGATTCAGCGATCCCCCTGAATGCTTTCGATACGGTCGAGCCATTCGGCAAGGTGATTTGAGCGCCCTGCGTTGCTGTCAGCCTGAATGTTGCCGGCGATGGACCTACGGCTTCCAGCAGGTCATCAGACAAAACGTTCAGCCCGATCTCAATGGGGTCCGTCATCACGACAGCACGGGCAAAAGCAGGATCGATCTGCAGGGCTCTGACCTGATCAGCCAGCCGCTCTGGCACCATCTCCAGCAGCTGCGCCCTGATGAACTGCTCCTCGAATGTGGCCAGCCCCTGCAGCTCACCTGCCAGCAACGCGGAGCTTTCGCCAGCCCAGTTGTCGAGGCTTTCCCGTAGCTGCCTGACGATTTCTCTCAGCCTGGTTTGACGGTCAAAGGCTCGCTCATCTTCGACCAGGATCTGCAGCTCCGCGACAGCCTGCAAAATCAATCGGTTGTAAGCAATCGCGATCTGTTTGGCCTCAGCATTGCTGAACCTGTTCAGATCGACGGCATGACGATAGAACTCAGACGGGGTGCTCATTCCTGTAAGCCACCGGCATCCGTTGCCAGAAGTTCCTCCTCTAGGTCGAACGAATCACCGAGCACTTCACCGGCCTCTAGCTGGGTCAGCATCGTCGATTGCGTGATGGTGCCTGCCAAGTAGAGCTCAAGCAACGCTTTGATCTCGCCTGGGTCCATCCGAGCGCCCATGAAGTCCCTGTTGATCAATGCGCTGCCGGGTGATGCGTCGTTTAGGTAGGCAGCATGGAACCGCAGGCAATTGTCAATCATGTCCTGCATATTTTGGGCTATCAACATCATCGTGGAATCCCCTTGGCTGCGAGTGATTTTCTTTGACTCGGCTGTCTCGGCTGAAAGCTTTTGGCCCAGCACACTGGCCAGACCTAGCTCATTGATCTGCTTTTCGATCTGATCCAGCCGCTGAAACAATGCGCTGAAGCTGGCTCCACCCGGCTCGATGTATTGGGCTGATGCGCCCTCAGGTAACGCCATCGCTTCATTAGGCCCCGCCGTGATCTCCTCGGCTGATTGCGGGAATCCAAAAATCGCCAACATGGGAACTGCGGCGACGTGCAGAATATTGTCTAAATCTGATTGAACTTGATACGCCTTGATGTTTAATTCACCGATGTCTTCCATCGGTGGCTTTGACTGTAGATAATTCACGCGGTTGCTGTATGCAACTGCGAACGGTATTTCGTTTAAGCTTGTTGTGCCTTCCTCAAATAATGTGTAATCTTTTCCGTCATCTTGCCTAAAGATTTCATAACCGCCTGGCGTCAATACTCTGACTTGATTAACTGTTTTTTCTCCATATTCGCCATCAGGCTCGGTTACCTGTTCTTTTAGCCTGAGCTGCACAAGACGGGGCTTGCCGTCTTGCATTTCAGTGCGCCAGCCCAAAATGTCCCTTGGCGTGTAAGCGCACCAATAGGGCCTGCCGTTACCATCTGTTGGCGCATCAACCAAAACGCCCACATGGCCATAACGGATCGCCTTACGGGCTGTTTCATACACCCATGTGTTCAGGTCATTGCCCTGCCGGTCAACATCAAATAAATCCTCACGAATGCCGTCTGAGATGTCATTCAGTTTTACCGGCTTGCGGGTAAGCATCCCGGCCAGTAGCCGCTCAAGCCTGACGTAATACGGTTGCAGCGTGCTGCGGAGCAATCTGTTCTGGTAGGCATCATCAGTCTCCCGAGGCTCTTGAGGGAGGTATTTACGGCCCTCTTTCCTGATGCCATAGGTGCCCGTCAGCAGGCATTCGATCAGCTCCCAGTGTGGTTCCTGATCGATCCATGCCTGATTCGGGTCATAGACATTTACGACCGTTGAGGTTTTAGTTCTATTCCGTGCCGTGGATTGATAGCCCAATGCTGCTGCCGCCTTTTGCTAACAGTTTAAGCCGGCTGATCTTTGATAATTTTGGCGCGGCCATTCGCATCAACTTGAATCAGCTGATGCTTTCGCGGTTCACCG